AAGATACTGCTGATGGTAGTATTGCGATAGGAAAAGAAGCTCTTACTGCATTGACTTCTGGGGGAATAAATACGGCAATCGGATTTGAGTCTATGGTCGCAACCACAACTGGAGCAAATAATACAGCATTGGGATATCAATCACTTAAAACAAATGTTGATGGAAGCAATAATGTAGCGGTTGGTAGTCATTCTCTTTATACATTTGAGGCAAGTTCAGGTGGAGATGGATGTAATACTGCTGTAGGTGCAAACTCAGGTTACTTGGTCAGTACAGGGCAAGACAATGTTCTAATCGGAGAAAATGCTGGATGGATTAATAGTGGAACAAGTCTTACAACTGGCTCTGGAAACACATTGGTGGGCTATCAAGCGGCAATAGGTGCGGCTGATGCTACTAATCGAACTGCTATTGGAAAAGGTACAACAGCACAATCAAACAACTCAGTAACACTTGGTAATGCAGATGTAACTGATATTTTTATGGGAAGCGATAAAGGTGCGGCAGTAAGGGCTGATAATAATGCAGTTCATTGTCAAGGGGTTGTATTCCCAGCAACTCAATCAGCAAGTGGTGGAGCAAACACATTAGACGATTATGAAGAAGGCACATGGACACCTACTGATGTAAGTGGTGCAAGTTTAACTGCCTCTGCGACTGCCTATGGTAAATATACAAAGATAGGTAATGTAGTTCATGCTAAACTTACTTTTAGTTACCCAGCCACTTCAAATACCTCAATTCCAAGAATCGGTGGTTTGCCTTATGCGGCGGCTAATGATAATATAAATGATACTGGTGTATATCATGCTCCTCATCATGGCGAGCTTGCAGAGGAAGAAGGATTTGGAATAAGAACAAATGCTGGGGCAACTTATATAGAATTAATAAAATTATCAGATGGTGGAGATGCCCAAAATGATGATGTTTCTGGATTAACTTTAAATATGTCAATTACTTATTGGGCATAATAATTCAATATTATATGGATATATAATTGGAAACGAATAATAGCAAGGAGTAAATAATGGCTTTAGAAAAAAAAGTAACATACGATTATGAAGTTCGTGGAGAATATAAATGTATTCAACAACGAACAAGAACTGCGATTGTAGAAGATGGTGAAGAAATATCATTCTCTTACCATAGAACATCATTTATGCCAGATGCTGATGTAAGTGGCGAATCTGATGAGGTAAAAGCATTGGCTGATACACTATGGACAGATGCAGTTAAAAAAGCGTATGAAGATAGCAAAAAATAATTAACTAACAAGGAGTCAAAAGTGGCTAAAGAACAAAAAGAAAAGCCAGTCTTGAATCTTGATGGAGAAGAATACATCATCGAGGATATGACTGATTCACAAAAAGAACTTGCAGGTCAGGTTGCATTAAACCAAGACCATGTAAGGGATGTACAAAACAAGCTAAATACAAATGCTTTCATGCGACAACAATTAGTCGAGTGTGAAAAAGTATTTGTAGAGAAGTTTCAAAAAGGTTTAGCAGAACTTAAGAAAGCCTTAGAACCTGAAGCTGAAGAGGTAGAAGTAGTAGCATGATTGTAAGAAGGAGTAGTCAGGGTTATCGAATTAGGATTCATAGAAATACAACGCCCGGTGCAACCAGAGTAAAAACATATCCAGATGGAACTAAGGAAACTCTGACTTATCCTTCGTCATATACATATTTTGTAGATGTAGATGGTGAAATTGTTAAAAAGTCTAATAGTTTTAAAGTTATTGAAGAATTTTATGTAGATGAATGTGCTAAGAAATATGATAACGGTCATGGTAGGTTAATTGTAGGGGGTCATCATGTAATAAATGGTGTCGCTACAAGTCAATCAGATTATCCCACAATGGACAATACAAAGTCACAAATACAAGATTTTTATGACAAACGTGGAATTTCTTATGGTTCTAGTGAGACTAAATCGGAATTATTATCAAGAATAGTTCCTCAAATGAGTGGTGATACAGAAGTATCTAAACATCTAAAGGTATAATATGAGTTTGTATAAATACACACAAAAAGAAGCGGCTAATCTGTTGATAGGTCAAAATGGATTTGATGTGATTGCAGAGCACAATACTACCGTAGTAACGCCTGACACCGGATCTTGGGTGGCTGTACAGGCGTTGGGTAAGGATTCTAGCGGTACTACTGAATTTTTAAAAATTAAAGTAACCTCTAATGTTGGTGACGATATTAGTGCTTTTGTAAGTCTTATACCCGGTGAAATACTATATGGTAACTTTAGCGGAATCGTAAACCACACAGACTCTACGGCAGTATGCATAGCCTACAGAGGGTAAGAAGAACAGAAAGATTAAAGAGGAGAGCTAAGATGAAGAGCCCATTAACTGATCTGGTAGCTTGGCAAAAAGAGACAGGCCAATTAGATGGATGGACAGCTTATCATTTAGCGGCTGGTGCTTTTCTATGTAAGATATTTCAATGGCTACACTGGAGTGATTTCTGGTGTGTGATGGGTGTTTTTATTGTGGGTGTGCTATGGGAAGTATTTGAGTATTACATTGAGAACTGGAGGCCGTATGGCAGTAAGAAAAAATGGGCCTATAATACTATGGCTGATATAGTTGTTGAGACAGCAATCGCATGGTGGATGGTACTGTGAAGATAAAAGTAAAAAGAAAGTATGAAACTAGCACAAGTTATAATATTCCTATTGATTATATTTATATTAACGGGGTGTGATTCTGGATGGTCAGTTTGTGGCTGGGAGGTTAAGTGAGTGACAAACCTGATACCGCCAGAAGTTATCGTGCTACCGTTCTTGATGATAACGCCATTGTTAGCATTAACCTTAAATGGCTTGCACAGGGATGTGTTCTGGTTGCAGTACTTGTCTATGGCTATTGGCAAATTGAAAGTAGAATTAAGGCGTTGGAAAACAAAGTTGCTACTGCGGATCAACAGATTGAAAACTTGCTTAGTAAACATATCGCAGAAGAAAAAGTAGAAAGAGAAGAGTTGGCTGAAAAAGTAGCGTTTTACGAAAAAGAATTAAACCTAAACCCATTTAGTTGGGGTAAGAAAAAGAAGAAGAAATAATGGATTTCATGGCATTGTATGGCGAAGCGGGAATGATAGGTGTAGTAGGGGCTATGTTTGTGTACCTTGTTGTTTCTTTGTCAAATAAATCAGCAAAGCAACAAGAGACGCTTGAGAATTTAAAGGTAGAGAATAAAGGTCAAAGTGAGACCTTGGAAAATATGGAAGGAATGATAATAAAATTAATAGGCAGGTGGAATACATCAGATGATAAACTTGATCGTAAGTTTGATGCTATGACCAAAGAGATAAACGACTTAGATAATCAAATATCAGAGGTCAAGGGTTCTTTGAGTAGAATAAATGGCAGGCATTAAAGTAGATATGAAGTTTGTATTTAATGTAATAAGCTTGCTGGGTGCAATAGGATGGGGGTGGTACCAGATGGAATTGAGAGTAACTGCTTTAGAGATGAAGATAGAGCATAATGAAAAGATGGCTAAGTTGAGAGACGAAATACAAGGATTAAAAAGTAATGGACAGTTTAAAGATAGCGGCAATTAGTTTTAGTAATTATGCAATAGGGCTGACACAGGTACACGAGCTTTTACAGGTAGTGGTTGCGTTGCTCTCCATTGTATTGCTTTTAATGAACATAAAAAGAGGAAAATAAAATGGATATTAAATCAATGCTTGTCAAACTAGCCGAAGAGCAAGCTGACAAAATGAAAGAAGAAGCAATGAACCATTTGGCATCAGATGAAATGTCAGATAGCATTGCAACTGCAATTAACAAGAAAATCGACATTCCTTTTGTGTCTGAAGACAAAGAACAAATCTTCTTTGAGAAGATAGTTGACGTTGTAACAGATGTTTTAGAGGGTGTCTTTAAAGGGAAATAACATGTTATCAATACTATTAACGATCATGCTTGTTGAAGTAGACAGTGCACAGGTCAAACCAACAATACATCCTACATATAATGTAATGGCTTACAATACTGAGGATGTAAAGAAGAAAAAGAAGAAAGGCAAGAAGTTAGCCGAGAAAGGCAAGAAGAAGAAAAAGGGTTTCTTTTCAAAGGTCTTTGGGAGTAAGTAGTGCCCAAAAGGGTGTATCAACTCAATGACTTTAGCGGTGGTTTAAATACCCTTAAAGACGTTGCTGACATATCGGAAAGTGAATTTTCTGTTGCTAGAAATGTAATGTTTAACATACATGGCAGTTTACAACCTGCTTATAGTATGAAGGACAGTACGAACAACAAGATAACTGCTTATGCTAATGATGAGATAGCTACGGTACAGCCCGGATATGGATTAGG